GATTTTGATATCGCCCCTATTGCCATGAATACGCGCCATGATCTGTTCCCCTTCCCTAGTTCGGACTAACGGTAATTTCGTAGAGGCCGCCGCGATGCTGCCACCGGATATCGGAGTCGATCGCGTCCACCTCGGTTCGGTGCACGTGCCCCGATCGCACGGTGGACATATGCGCGTAACCCGTGATCGTTAAGAGCCCGCGCTGTAAGAGTTCGTGGATCCGCACGGCCGCCCCACTGATATCCACGCCCGAGGTATCGAGGGCGACCGCTTTCACCAAATACTCAAATCGCTCAAAGGCGGTGATGTGGAACGCGTCCGAATCTTCGTGGACCATTTGCGAGACGATCACAAATCGCGTGGTGCCCGCCGGGGCCACGTCCATAAACACGCCATCCGGCAAGAGGGCCGCGAGGGCGGGATCATTCGCCAACACCGCGATTACCGCCGCATCCACATTCGACGGATCACTGCCCACGGACCGTAAACCCCTCGGCCTCGACCACCTTAATGAGGCGGTCTTGCATCCGGCGGCGATACCGCGCCATGATCGGCACGAATTTTTTGGCGGGCGGCATCGTGCCCCGGTTGTAGCCAAGGGCGGTATGCCGCGCTTGCGTCCCGAATTCGTAGAGGTCCGCGTGTTTGGCCGTTGATCGCACCTGTGCCACCACGCCATACCGGCCCGCGTTTTTCGTCACGACCTTGACGTGCTGTTTCAAATTCCCGGTGACTTCGGGATAGGCGGCGATCACTTCCTCGGCGGCACGGTTCGCCGCGTCGTGCACGTCCTTGCCCGCCTCCGCCGCGAGGGCGTCGGGCAGGGCCTTTAAGGCCGCGATCAAATCGCTGAGGCCGTCAAACGACAGGCGCACCGAGGCCATAGCTACACCGTCCCCGGTGGGAGGCGTTCCACCGTAAGTAATTCCATGAGGATCGATCGTTCGTCTACGTTCCGAAGGCCCACGATCGCAAATACGCGGCCATCCTCATGCACCATCCGAGTCGCGGTGGTGACGGCCGCGAAGTAATCACCCTTCACCACCGATGAGGCCATGGCGATCACACTGCCCGAGACGGCCAAGCGTTCAATGTCCTGTAACGACGCGGGTTCAATACTCACCGCCCACGTGGCCGGGGTGGTGTCCGTCCACGTTTGCGTATACCCGCCCTTACCATCAGGCATCGGCGGCCCGGGATTTTGAAACGTCACCATGTGCCGTTGATCCCCTCTCATGCGAGGGCCGGATCCCGATAGCCGACGAGTAATCTCCCGATTGAGAGCCACACCTGTTCGTCGTTGGTTTCGCTATCGCCGCGCTGTTCATACAGGCGCGTGAGATACAACAAGATCGCCGCTTTAACGGGCGGCGGCACGGTGGTCGCGTCCCACGTGGGATCCGCTTGCGCTTTGAGGAAGTGCAGGATCAACGCCTCGGCCTGATCCAATTTCATTTGCACATCCGCGTCGTGGGCGGCCGTGGTGATTCGTAAATGAGTCTTGGCCTCGGGGAGGGTGATCAGAGTGGCCGCCATTTAGTGGGGCCCCTTCGCCGCGTCCTTGCCATCCTTGCCGCGTTTCACCATTAAGACCCACACCGAGGATTCCCCGGGGCGGGCCGTCTGGTAATCGTGGAGTTCGTTACAGTGCCAGATCGATCCCTGAAACGTCACCATGTCGCCGGGGCGATACGTGGTGCCATCCTCCGGCTTGAGATCCACGCACCATCGGCCCTTGTAACGGATCGAGGATTCCCCATCCTTCCCGTCGCGGCCCGGTGGGCCTTCGGGCCCCGGCGGGCCCGGCAGGGGCGGCCGCGTTTCGAGGGCGACCACGCGTTCACGTAACGTGCCGAGTTCCCGCGTGAACCCGAGTTCGGCGGCACTGACCAACACCGCGACCCGCGATTCGATCGAGGCGTCGATCGCCGCGATCCGTTCATGGACCGGCGCGATCGAGGTTTTAATCGTGGACACCACGCCCGCCGCAATGTGGGCGAGATCATCCGGCCGCATATAAACCCCCTTCGATCGCTTTGGCGTGGAGGATGGCGGCGAAACTCGCGGCCACGTCCACGACGTCGGGTTCCTGATTTGGATCGGCCGCCGGGATGTGCGCGGGGGCGGGCGTGCCGGGAATCGCGGCCATGCCGGGGATCGCCCGTTCGGCCAATTGATCGATCGGCCAATATTGCGCTTGCATGTAGGGCGTATCGCCACCGGGCACCGGGGCGAGATCGAAATACTTGCGGCGGGCCTCGTTGATCGTCATCCCACCCGAGGCGATCGCGTGTCCGGCCGCTTGTGTTTTCGATACGGAATCCATCCGCATCAAATCGTCGAGGTTAAATTCCGTGCCGTAGTGGCGCGGTAATTCGAGGCCCTCATCCAAACACAATTCCAAGTTTTCGATCAGCGATTGCAAACACTGCGAGTAATACTGAATAGTGAGTGGTTCCACGTTCGCATACGGCGGCGGGTTGCCGACGCTGATCATGTAGGGCTGAATATGGAAACAGGAACACACCGTATCGGCGGTCCATTTCAACTGTTCGATTAGTTGAGCATCGGTCGCGTTCACCGCCATTTTTTCGTATTTAAGGCCGTCACCGAGCACGGCCACTTTCCCCACATTCGCGCCTGTGAAGTTTTCGTCCCAATACGATTTAAGGCGGGCGGCGGTCTTGTCGTCGATCGCGCCGGGCGCGGTGAGCACACCCCCGGGGTTTGATCCGTTGCCGAAAAATTGCGCCCCGTTCGTTTGGATCGCCAAACCTTGCAACGCGGCGATCCCGCACGCGTAGATCGGAGACACCCCGATCAACGGGTGATACAGGGCCACCATCAGGTCGTGAATCATCTCTCGCGCCGGAACGGTGATCGTTTGATCGCCGCTGAGGCCGGAGAGATCATCCCGGGTGAGTTCGTAAAACACGTCGCCATTCGTGGCGACAAGGGGCGTCACTTTCGTCGGGTCCAAGACATACCCGCCCACCACGACGCCGCGTTGATCGCGTTCCTTCAAGACGTAGGTGTTCCCGTGGATTAATTTCGAGGTAAGCCACTGTTCGATAAATTTGATCCGGTTTTGATACCGATTCGGTTTACGGAGGAACGGGGAAAACGCGGCCGAGTCGATCGGATGCCAAATCCCGTCGCGTTCCTCCATAAGCCGGAGGCCCAACTTCGCAATATCGGACGCGATCAACGTGACGCACGCGAACACGGGCGCATAGGTAAGGGCCGTGCCGGTGGTGATCTCCGCGTTTAATTGCCACGCGCCGGTAAAGGGCTCACGAACAATCGGGCCCCATCCATTCCGCGCCGGGGTGAGTGGCCGCAGGGTGATCCCCTTGGTGCTGATATCAAGGGCCCGCCCGAAGATTTCGATCCGCACGGCGATTACTTCCCCGCCTTCGCGGCCGCTTTGGGTTTCGCCTCGACGCGTTTCGCTAACCCCTGCCCGATCAACCGGGCCGCGAGTTCGGCGGCGGTGAGGCCGACGCTATCGTGGAGGGTGAAGCGTTCCCCCGGGGCGTGCATCACACGGGCCCCGGTGGAATCGTAATGGGCGTGTGTGGTGATCGCTTCTAGTTCAATCAAGGTCGCCCATCCTCAAAATTTGGCGGGGCACCCTCGCGCCCGAATCGTGCCGATGGCCTACCGTTCACGATCCGATCGCGGTGGGGTGCCCCACCATGTGGTTACGCGTAGGCCGCGCCGGAAATAAACCCGACCGCTTGTTGGCGGGCCCGGGCCCACGTGCACGCCCGTTCCACGCGCAAACCGATCATGTTGTGTTGCCAGAGGCTCACCATCACCGTCGTCGCGTCCGGTGGGCTCATCGGCGCGGAATCCATTTGCAATGAAGCTTCCCGGCTCACATCGATCGTGGTGCCGCCCTCATCCGCATAGAGGATCGATCGCTGATCGACCAGAATGATCATCGACCCGGCCGCTTGCGAGGTGATCACGGGGATCCCCATGATCGTTCCGCCACTGGGTGAGAACCCGGTGAACACCGATTGGCCGAGCGGGTTCACGGCCACCGAGAGGGCGAACGCGTTCGCCTCACTCATGATCATGATCGCGTTTTGCAACGACAGATTTGCCGTTACGAACGAATTGATCAGCGCCTTAATATCCGTGCGGGCGTTATCGGGCGTGGTGCCACTCGCGGGGATCGGTGTGATCCCGTTTGTGATCGAGGCCGGATGCACGGCGGCCACGGCGGCCACGGCCGGATCGATGAA